GCCGCGCCTCGTCCCGTTCCTGTCTCAGCCGTTCGATCTCCTGCTGCGCCTCGAACAGCTTCGTTTCCAGTGCATACTTCTCCTGCCGCTCGTCATGCAGGATGCGATCGCGGACGGCAATCTGCTGATTCAGCCGCTCGATCTCCTCCTCCACCGGGGCGAGGGCCGAGAGGAGCACGGCGCGCATGGCTGGGTAGTTCGACAGGCCGTCCGGCATAGCGGCAGTGTCTGTGATCATCGCCTGCCAAGCCTTATCCAGCACCTCATCCGTCAGCCGCGCCTCCGGCGTCAGGCGTCCGGGGGGATCAGGGATAGTCATTCCTCGAAACCGGCCGCGTGCGCGTGGCCGCCTCCCCCGTGTGCCTTTGCGATCAGTGACACATCCACGCCCTGCTCGTCTGACCGCAAGGACCACTGCCGCTTACCGTCGAAGCGGTCGAAGTAGCACGCGCCAAACGGCATCCCCTTCGCGAGTTCACCAGCGATCTCCGAGAACAGCACCGTCGCGTTGACGGCGCGGATCGTGTGCCCGTCCATCTGCATCTCGCGAGCGTTGCGAACGTGCGTGTCCACCATTTGCTGCTCCACTCGGCGGACGGCTTCGCCTTCAAGAAGCAGCGTGGCAACTGGACGCTCCGCCAGCCTGTCCCACGCGCCGAAGTCGAGTGGGTATGTCCGCAGCGCGGCGTTGATTTCCTTCGACCAGACGAGCGAATGTCTCCACAAGTCGCGGTCCTCGGTGTATTCCACCAACCACGGCACGCGACTGTCAGTGATGTCGGGATGGAAGAACTCCCAGGCGAGACGTCCTCCGCTCTTGGACATGTCGAACCGGATAAACGGCAATTCCGACCCAGGCGGGTTCTGAATGAGGTCCGGCCGCATCACAAACTCGTCACACAAGTCCATGAGTTCCGTCTCGGCCGTTTTGTGATGGTCAAGCACCGTCACGGACTGCGCCTGTGACAACATCCGTCGCATGACAGCCTTCGGATACGAAAAGTCGAGCACGAACACGCGCCGCCCCGAACAATCCGGCGCCGGCGTGCCATAGTGAGCAGCGACCGGCTCGATATCTCCGAGTGCGTTCTTTGCCACCCATGCGGCGCAGAACCCGTCCCAACATCCCGCGTGGTAAATCACCAACGGCACACCCATCTACGTCCTCCTTTTTCTTCGGACAGCCTTGCGCCCTGGACGACGGCGGGCGAGGCGAGACATCTAGGCAATGACCGTTATCGCCATCTCACCACGCGCGTTTCTATCTCAGCCAGCCGCGCCTCGCCAAGACCGCGACGACCGATATAGCGCAAGGCGTGACGCAACACGAACGCCTCCAAGCTGGCACTCCAGCGGAACGACACCGGCACGAGATCGTCGGACGACCACGGTGCAGCCGTGCCATAGCGATATTCCACGATCCACCGTCCAAAGGGCAGCCACCGTCTGAGGGATCGCCACGCGGGCGTCATCCTTGCCGCCACGCCAGAATCTTCTCGCACCACGTCACCGCCTCCCCGCTCTCGACATGCTCCGGCATGACTCTGAGCACGACCCAGCCCTGACACATCGCCGCCGCGATCTTCTCGATGTCCGCCTTGTAGCCGCGCCCGCGCGTGTGACGGCCACCCGTCCAAGCGCCGCCGTCTACTTCCACGGCTAACTTCGCGTCTATGAAAGCCCAGTCAAAGCGCCACCGTCTCAACGTGTCGAAGCGGTGCTCACTCACGGGCTCCGGTAGTCCAGCAAACTTGCAGAACATCCCAAACGTCAGCCGTCTGGCCGCCGAGGGCGAGAGCCGCAGCGTCATGCCTTGGCTCGTTTCGGCTTCCATGTATTGCGAACTAGCGTCCGCGACTTGACTTCTTCCATCGTGTCCACGGTGCTGACGGCATCAGCAAAGAGTGGAGCCTGATCGCGCTCGCGTTCAATGACGGCCATCTGGAGATTGCGGACCGCCTGCTTGTAATAGCTCGGCTTGAGTTCCACGCCGATCGCCTTTCGGCCGTTGAGAACCGCCCCGTAGACTTCAGACCCCACGCCCATGAAGGGGGTCAAGACGGTTTCGCCAGGATTCGATCGGAGGATGACGACACGCTCGATCACGTCCAACTGCAAGGGGTGGACGTGCTTTTCGTCGTCAGGCTCGCGGCTGTCGTGATACGGCAGGACTCGATCAATTCTCACGTCGTCCCAAAACGCCGAGGCATACTGCCGCCAGATCCAATGGGAGTAACTGTTCTCGGTGTGGTGGCCCTCCCATCCGCGATACTGGAGCAGTTCAGCCGGCATCTGCCGTGCCCCGGCATAGCTCGTCAGCCCGCGTGGATGCTCAATTGGGATCGTATTCTCGCCGTGTTTGCGAAACAGCAAGAGGTAATCCGCTGACGCGACGTCACACAACGACGCATCCTCCACGACCTGACGATGGGCCAAACCGCGCGCCATAGTCCGCATCCTGACGCCCAGCGGTTCCTTCCAGACGGCATGGCGTGCGATGAAGTGCATCCCGTAGAGTTCGTGCAGCCGCACGATGTCAGCCGGGAAATCGTAGAGCGTGCCATTGCCATTCGGGATGTCCGCGCAATGCACCGCGGAGATACGGCCGGGTCGCGTCACGCGCGCCAACTCTTTCACGAGAAAGCCGTAGTGCTCGAAGAACTCCTCACGGGACCGGCAGTTGCTCATATCCCGTTCGCTGGACGAGTAGTTATACAGGCCGCAGAACGGAGGGCTATAGAGCGACAGGTGAATCGAGTTCGCCGGGAGATCGGCGACCACCTCGCAGCAGTCGCCCAAGTAGATCGCGTAGGAATCGGTCGTTTCGTGGGTCACGCCATCACCTCTGTCTGTAGCCAATTGGGCACCGTCACCGGGCCGTGATCGGACTGGCGCGGAGCAGACACGCCCATCGCGTCGTGCATCGCGGCGACCATTTCTTGAAACATCTTGTCCGCCGCCTCCGCTTTCCGCCGCAGGTTGCCCATGACGTCGGCTTCGCCTTCGGTCGAGACAATATCGACCGTGACGTCATGGGTCTGTCCGTAACGCCAGCACCGGCGAATCCCCTGGTAATACTGCTCGTAGGAATGGGACGGGAAGGTCGTCATGTCGGCACAGTGCTGCCAGTTCAGGCCGAAGCCGCCGATCTTGGGCTTCGTGATCAGCCCGCGCACCTGGCCGAGTGCAAACGCTTCAAACTTCTCGATCTTGGCCTCATCCTCATCGGCCCCGCTGACCTCGACGGCATCGGGCAGGAGTCGCTTCATAGTGGCGGCTTCGTCGTTCAGGTGGCACCACGCCAAGTATGGGCGCGTGTGTCCTGACGCGATAGTCGCAGCCTGCTCGCACCGATCGGTCAGCGTGAGCCGACGCTCCGCGCGCTGTTCCTGTAGAGACTTGGCTGGCAACACAAACAACCGGCCGTCTGCTGGCCGAGTCGCGTGAACGACAGTGAGGCGCTCGGTCAGTCTCGGCAGAATGAATGCCCCGTCCGTGAATCCCAGGTCTGATGGCTTTCTGACGGCTCTCGCCCATGAGCAGAGCCAGCGCCAGAACGGACGCTCGGCATGCGGCTTGAACCGCCACTGAGACGAGTAGGACATCGGCGCGATCGTGCCCTCGTCGTTCTTAAAGAACATGGAGAGCATGTCGATATAACCCAACTGGCCGATCGCTTCTGAGGACGTGCCTAGCTCGATGTAGTCGTTGGGAGCGGCGGTCGCCGTGCAGAGCAGTCGATACGGCAGGCAACGCGCGAACTCAGTGATCGCCGCTTTCGTCGCCCCGTCAAAGTTCTTGAGAATGCTCGATTCGTCACAGACCAGCCCTGCAAACTGACTGGGATCGAAATGCTGCAAGCGCTCATAGTTCGTGACGACGATTTCGGCCCGCCCTGACAGCCTCCCATCCTGGCTGCGAACCGCTGGAATGGCGAACTTGTCCGCCTCTCGGATCGTTTGGGCTGAAACGGCGAGCGGGGCCACAATCAACACCGGCCGATTTGTGTGCTGGACGATGTTCTGTGCCCACGTCAACTGAATAGGCGTCTTGCCAAGTCCGCAGTCCGCGAAGATAGCGGCGCGACCAAGATTGACAGCCCAGTCCACGAGGGCGGCTTGGAAGTCGAACAGGAAATCGGGGCGGAACACCGGCGCGAAGCCTGTCAGCGCGGCGCTGTGCTGTTTACTGGCGAGGAATGTTTGATACTGCATGGTCACTCACCACGCGCTCGGTCCTGGCGGCGAACTGGTCACACTGCTCATCACGTTCCGTCCTCACTTGCCAGAAGTAACAGCGTCCACTCTCAAAACAATGCGGCTGCCAGAATCGACACGCCGCGCATCGTGCCAGCGGGGGATCGAACAGCGGGAGATCCGTCATGCCTTCGCCCTGTCTCGGCCTAACAGCTCAAGCGCGATCGAACCAGCCGGCGGGACATACCCACTCCTGACCTGCGTCACCGGC